TGTAAGAGGTTATATGAAACTCCCACATCTCGAGCATTTGAAGGAATGAAGGCAATGATGGATAATTTAGCTAAGTATATGACCGTAACTCAACCATCCCATGGTAGAGATGGAAGTATTGGAGGATTACTTGCAGCCGGAAAAGACTATCAAAAATTAAGAGATTCCTTTAAAGGAGCCTATTCTGACCATATGGAAGAACAGGGTAGACTTAGAGGAGGATCAGCAGCAGCATATGACCAAAAATAAAAATCCAGTGGAAAAATTATACGACTATCTCTTTCATTATAATCCATATCAAAAAATGTGGTATGCATTCTATAGAGACGAATCTAATCAGTACTTCAATGGTGATCGTAAAAGAGTAATGAAGAATCCTGATATTGATGAGTTAATTACTGAAATCATAGTGAAGAATTCTAAGAAAGATGCAGGTTAAATTTCCTCTTGATGTACCTACCTGGGAAGCTGGAGTCTGGACCACAACTAGATTTGAGACTAGAGAGGAATTCCGTGATTTTGTAGTAACTCTATTCAAAGAACCCGGTAAGTATAATTTTAATTCTACTATAGATGAGTTTAATGCCCAAGCTAGACACTTCCGGACCTATGGATTCTTTACTGCAGCTGCTGAGAATACCAAGGATTATATCAAATACTGGGATGATCAGAAACTTAAATCGAGAATAGGTGCCATCTTTAAGAGTGGTGCTGAAACTTGGTATCTTCCTAGAGATTACTATCAGTGGCTTAATACTCTTCCAATCTTTGATAAACTACAGGGTAAGTTTGACTTCCCTCAAGTTTGGGATACTCAGTATCATGTAGCACTTTATGAATGTCTAGCTGAGCTTTTCTACCGACATGTTGTAGGTTTAAAGAAACGGCAGATTGCTTGGTCCTATTTCCATACAGCTAAATTAATTAACCAACTGTGGTTTGAAGAAGGAGTTACTCTGAAGATGGGAGCTAGCCTGAAGGATTATATCAATGAGAAAGGATCCTGGAAATTCCTGAATGAATACGCTAAATTCCTAAATGAGCACACTGCCTGGTATAGACCTCTTAATCCGGACAAGGTCCTCATGTGGCAGCAGAAGATTGAGAAAGTAGTTGGTGGTAAGAAAATAGAACGTGGTCTCAAGGGCACTATCCAAGGACTGTCCTTTGATAAGGGCCCAACCACGGGTGTAGGAGGTGCCTGTAGATTCTTTTACTATGAGGAAGGTGGTATTGCTCCTACTGCAGATGCTACTTACGGGTTCATTAAGCCGGCTCTTCAAATGGGTATGATCACAACCGGGCAATTTATAATAGGTGGATCAGTTGGAGACCTGGACCAGTGTGGTCCCCTGAAGGAGTACATCTACCATCCGGATGGTAATGGGTTCTATAGTGTCGAGTCTAATCTACTTGATGATAAAGGTACCATAGGTAGAACAGGTCTGTTTATTCCGGAACAGTGGTCTATGCCACCTCATATTGATCAATTTGGAAATTCCCAGGTAGAAGCAGCTCTTAAAGCCCTAGACGATTACTTCGCTAGCATCAAGAAAGACATGTCTCCTGAAGCTTATCAACTTGAGGTATCTCAACACCCGCGTAACATAGCAGAAGCCTTTGCTCACCGTAAGTTATCCAAGTTCCCTCAACATCAGGTATCTGCACAGATCCGGAGAATTGAAGAAAAGGAATATCCTCATGAGTATATAGATCTATATAGAGATGCTGAAGGAGTTCTTAAAGACAGACTTACTGAAAAGCTACCTATATCAGAATTTCCATTAAGTAAGGTAAGTACCAACAAAGAAGGGACCTTGGTTGTCTGGGAGAGACCTATAAAAGATGTACAGCTAGGCATGTACTACGCCTCTGTGGATCCCGTGTCTGAAGGTAAAACTACAACAAGTGATTCCTTGTGCTCTATTTACGTAATGAAAGCAGCAAGAGAGGTCACCAGGGTAAAGGCCAACGGTCCTGATGAGGTATTTATAGAACGTGACAAGATAGTGGCAGCCTGGACTGGTAGGTTTGATGATCTCAATAAAACTCACGAAAGGCTTGAAAATATCATAGAATGGTACAAAGCCTGGACCATCATAGAGAACAACGTTAGTCTCTTTATCCAGTATATGATCTCCAAAAGAAAGCAGATGTACATGATCCCTAAGAAGCAGATCATCTTCCTGAAGGACCTAGGAGCCAATGAGAACGTGTTCCAGGACTATGGTTGGAAGAATACCGGTAAACTCTTCAAAGAGCATCTCCTAAGCTACTGTATAGAATACCTAACAGAAGAGCTTGATGTTCAAACCAAAGAAGATGGTACGGTAGTTAAGACTACCTATGGTATTGAAAGAATCCCGGATATTATGGCCATGAAAGAGATGCAAGCATATGAGGATGGTCTTAACGTGGATAGACTTGTGGCCCTTTCAGCCCTTATAGCCTTCTGTAAAATGCGTCAATCTAACATGGGACTAAAGAAAGTCAGAGAAGAACTAGACAAAAAATTGCATAAGTCAGAAGATTTTAGTAAATTAGTGCATAGCCCATTTCGTCATGTGGGTAATAGTAATAAACAACTAGGAATGCGTATATCAAGAAATCCTTATAAAAATTATAGATAATGGAAATAATTAATGCAATGGGTCTGAAGTCTGGGAAAAAAGCTGAGAATAACCGGCTTGGAACCCTCAATCAACCTCTACAATTTATTCCTAAAAAAGAAAAGGATGAACAATGGACTTCTTGGAATATGGACTGGTTAGAGTGGCAAGGACTTAAACAAATACGTAGAAATGCTCGTAGGTTACTAAAGAACTATAAGCTAGCAAAAGGTATTATCGATAAAACAGACTACATAGTAGAAGATGATACAGAATATAAAGATTTAGTGGATGTTCTTACAAAAGAAGATACCAGCGCTCTAGAACTTAAATTCTATCCTATCATACCAAATGTTATTAATACTCTGGTATCAGAATTTGCAAAGAGAAATAGTTCTATTACATTTAGAGCTACAGATGAAAGATCTTATAATGAAATGCTCGAAGTAAAAAGAGCAGAGATTGAAAAATCTATTGTTTTTGATGCTCAACAAAAGATGACCATTAAACTGCTAGAAGCAGGTATGGACCCTGAGTCAGAAGAATTTAAACAAGAAATGGATCCTGAAAAGATCAAAAGTCTTCCAGAAATTGAACAATTCTTCACTAAGAGTTATAGATCTATGGTTGAACAGTGGGCAGAACACCAGCTAAAAGTAGATACTGATCGTTTTGCAATGGAAGAACTTGAAGAAAGGGGGTTCCGAGATTCTCTTATCACAGATCGTGAATTTTGGCATTTTAAGATGCTTGAAGATGATTATGATATTGAACTATGGAATCCGGTTTTAACTTTCTATAGAAAATCTCCTGATACTAGGTATATAGCTGATAGCTTCTATGCTGGTAAATTTGATATGATGACTGTTGCTGATGTAGTCGATAAGTACGGATGGCTTATGACTGAAGAACAGCTAGCTAGTCTAGAAATTCTTTATCCTGTAAGATCAGCCGGATATCCTATTCAGGGGTATCAAAATGATGGTTCTTATTATGATGCTACTAAATCTCATGATTGGAACACACAACCACCTAGTCTACAATATCGTCAGTTTACTTCTATGTGGGATAACTCACAAATGGGTGGTGATATTGTAAATTGGATTATGTCTGAGAATGAAGATTATTATATGTTAGGTACTACTGATATGCTTAGAGTAACTACAGCATATTGGAAATCTCAACGTAAGGTAGGTCATTTGACCAAGATTGATGATTCTGGTAATATATTTCAAGATGTTGTAAGTGAAGATTATGTAATAACAGATAAACCTGTTTATGATACTAGTCTATTCAAAAACAAAACTAAGCAAAATCTATTCTTTGGTGAACATATTGATTGGATATATATTAACCATGTATATGGTGGAGTAAAGATTGGACCACATCGTCCTGGTTACTGGGGTAATAACGGTACTGGAGGACCTCAACCCATCTATCTAGGTATTAATCAAAATAAGATAGGACCTGTTAAATTTCAATTCAAAGGTGATAATTCACTTTATGGTTGCAAACTTCCTATTGAAGGTTGTGTATTCTCTGATAGAAATTCTAGATCTACTGCATTGGTAGACTTAATGAAACCGTTCCAGATTGGTTATAATATGGTAAATAATCAAATTGCTGATATTCTGGTTGATGAGCTCGGTACCATTATCATGTTTGATCAAAATGCTTTACCTAGACACTCTATGGGTGAAGATTGGGGAAAGAACAACCTGGCCAAAGCATATGTTGCAATGAAAAATTTCCAGATGCTTCCTTTGGATACATCTATCTCTAACACAGAGAATCCTATTGCGAATACAACTTTCCAGAAACTTGATATGGAGCAGACTAATCGGTTAATGTCTAGAATCAAGTTAGCTGAATACTTCAAGATGCAAGCATTTGAAACTATCGGAATTACTCCACAAAGACTTGGTGGTCAGGTAGAACAAGCTACAGCCACTGGAGTTAGAGTAGCTCTTTCTAATTCATATTCTCAAACTGAAATGTATTTTATTCAACATTCTGACTATCTAATGCCTAGGGTACAGCAGATGAGAACTGATTTAGCTCAGTATTACCAATCTAAAAATCCATCTAATCGTTTACAATATCTAACCACTAACGAAGA